TTCTTCTTCAGGCACAAACGACTGAAGATGTGAATGAAATTACAAAAGTGGTCAAGGACATCATCCGTGTATGTTCTTTTGAAAAAGTAAAACCGAATGATCTTACCATATATGATATGGAATACATCTTCCTCCAATTAAGAGCAATCAGTATTGGGGAGAACATTGAATTCAGTATCAAATGTGAAGAGTGTGATAAGAAAAATATCGTAACTATCGATCTAACTGAAGTTAAGGTTCAATTTCCTGCGAAGGAAGCAGAGAGTAAATTACAATTGACTGATGATGTCGGAGTTATTCTTAGACCTATTCGTGTCAAGGATATCAAAAATATCGGAGATGGTTCTGATATCACACCAGGTATCATTGCATCGATTGAAAGTATCTTTGATGCAGATGGTGTTTACAATACAGATGATACAAGTAAGAAAGAACTCAATACATTCATTGAATCTTTGGGTCACAATCATCTTCAATCTATTCAAGAATATATTCAGAATCAGCCAAAGCTTTCTCATACATTTAAATTTAAATGCCAGTTTTGTGGACATCAAAATGAGCACACCATAGCAGGTTTAGGTGATTTTTTTACCTAAGTCTTTCACATGAATCTTTACTTAATCACTATCAAACCAACTTTGCGATGCTTCAACATCATAAATATAGTTTGACAGAATTAGATAATATGTTACCGTGGGAGAGACAGGTGTATGTAGGAATGTTACAGAAATATATCGCAGAAGAAAACGCAAGAAACCAAGCTAAAAACTAAAATGGAAATGGATAACTCAGAACAACTCCAGAAATTAAATGAAAAGTTGCAGGCTGCTCTAGAGAAGCAAGCCGAAACTATTCAGTCGACAACCGATGATTTAATTTCTGGCATTGATTCTGATAATTCAAAGTTTGTAAATGAACTTGAATCTATAAAAGGTAATATTATTTCTTCAATTCAAAAGGCTACACTAGGCGGCAATATAGAATTGGATTTAGATACGAATATTTCTTTGTCATCTTTACTAGGTGATACATCAAAATCAGAATTAGATACTGCAAAGTTTGGAGACGAGCTTGATCAGATTAAAGCCGCTATATTAGGATCGGTCAGTAAAGCAACTTCTGGTGGCAAATTAGATTTAGATATTGATAAAAATATATCTCTATCTGAATTGATGGGTGATATGGCGAAAGTCGATAACCTTAATATGGTATTGGCTTTCGGTTTCTTAAAAGTTAAGAGAAATATTCTTAAATCTGTCGATAAAGCCACCAAGGGTGGTAATCTAGAGTTAGATATCGATCCATCGATGAAATTATCGGAGCTTCTTGGCGAACCTCCCAATTTGAATTTAGTTCATGCTTTCAGATGGTTAAGAATAAAGAAAAACATTCTTAAAAAAGTTGAAGCGGCAACCGAAGAAGTTGAATTAGAGATTGATCCAAATTTATCACTTAATGATGTTCTTGGTTCAACACCAGATCAAGATATTCTGACAAAGACTAGATTCTTTCTGATTCGCCAAGGGCTGTTAAAGAAAATTTCCAAAGCCGCAAAGAACTTTGATCCACAGCAAACTGTTGATGAAATTACTGGAGGCTTCGGTGGGGCTCCTGCCGCATCTGCTGAAGGTATTCCTGCTGAATCTGCTGAATCTATTACTCCTGCCGCATCTGCTGAAGGTGCTACTGCTGGAGCAACATCTTCTGTTATTCCACCTGATGCTCTTGAGGCTATTACAAATACAAGTTCATCTCTAGAAACATTGGTAGATGGATCAAAGGGTGATGTATTACAGGATAGAGAAAATCGTAAAGAAGATATAAAAAGAGAGACGAAAAGAACCTCGGCATTATCTAATCTTACAGGTGGTAAAAATGTAGTTGCGGCAGGTAAGGAGAAAGTTGGTGGAATGATAAATTCTGTCAAAGATGGTATCAAATCCAAACTTGGATTCGGTGGCGGTGGAAAAGCCGGCGGCGGAGCAGGTAAAGCAGCTGGCGGAGGAATAGGTGGCGCCATGGCTGGAATAGGAAAAGGTGCTGGAGAAGGAATATCTGGATTCATGAAGGGTCTTGGAAAAGGTCTTAAAGCACTGGCTGATAAAAAGTATTTGATTAGTGCCGCGGTCCTCATTGCCTTGGGAGGTGCATTATTTGTAACAGGTAAAGCACTAAAAGAATTTGTTGGTCTAGATTTTAAATCAATTGCAATAGGTGTTGTAACTCTAGGAGTTCTTGCTGGCATGGCTAAATTGATAGGAAAAGCAGCTAAAGAAATTTTTGTTGGTTCTCTCGCTATTGCTGCACTAGGAGCATCTTTAATACCAGCAGGGTTTGCTTTTGGAATGTTCTCTGATATTAATTGGGCTGGTGTTGGAATAGGAATAGGAGTTCTAGTGGCATTAGGTGCAGCTGCATTCGGTCTATCATTCATCGCGCCCGCAATCTTCATAGGTGCAGCCGCAATCGCATTCTTAGGAGCCGCATTGATACCAGCCGCATTTGCCTTTGATATATTTGGTACAGCATTACAAAAAATTACGCCATTCTTCACCGTTTTTGCCGATGCTATTTCAACAGTGATTGGAGCAGTTGGTGATTTCTTAGTTACATTTGTAGAATCACTTAGTAAATTAGGAGATGCTGGTCCAGGTCTTCTGATTGCAGCTGCAGGAATAGCAGCCGTATCCGCCGCTCTAATAGCATTTGGTGCCGCGGCAGCCGTTGGCGGTATAATGAGTTTCTTCTCAGGCGATCCTGTCAAAAAATTCATTGAATTGGGTAAAGTTGCACCTGATTTAGCAACAGCATCTGATTCAATCGATAAACTTAGTGATTCAATACAGTCATTTGATACAGGTGAACCTGATAAATTAGAAGAATTTGTTGATCAGATTAAAAGACTTTCTAAACTGAAATTAAAAACAGTTGCCAAGGTAATGCAACATATATCAGAGATATCTGGTAAAGCCTCCGCACCTGCAAATGTATTACCCTCTGGTTCCGCCATAGAACAAACTGCGGCTATGACAGCAACTGCTGGCGGTGCAGCGGTGACTGCCGCGAGTTCAATTCCTTCAGATTCACCTGTAGTAAAATCTGCGGTGCCATCATTAGAACAAAAGAATACACCTCGCAGTGGAGAAATAAAAGATAAAGGGCCAGTTACAAAAGAATATATCGAAGCTTCATTAGCCGCCGAAAAAGCTGACAAAGAATTAAATTCTTTTATGGCCGAGGGTAAATCATCCAAGATGGTTTGGATTGAGGATGAATTAGGTGGATATGAAGATAGGGTATATGATAACGAAGAAGATCAAAAAAGATTCAAAGAATTGAGTAAAGCAAGCTCCGTTGCGGATCGGAACAAAAGAACAGAAAGAAAAAATATAGTAGGTACAGACAGTCGAGGCCGCGCCAATGATTTTGGTTTTGCTTTCAAAAACTTTGATCCAACTGGTGATGATAGATTTGCAGTAAATGAACAAGGTAAGAAAGTAGGTTTCAAAAACAGTGGGTTCGGATTAGGTCGCGAGGTTGATAGATTTCTAGAAGCCGAAGTTGATAAAGTCAGAATTCAACAAATAGAGGCATCGAAACCTGAAAGTAATTCTGTTGAACAAGTAGAAGCACAATCTGGCAATCAATTAGATATGGCTTCTAGACAAAATGAAGCCGATAAGAATGCAAGTAAAAATGGTGGCGAGCAAACTTTAAATAATGTGGTTAATAATAAAGAAGGTGATACAACTCAAGTTAGTAATACCACAATTAATTCTCAGCCACACATTGATAGAACATCAGATTTTCTGATGCCAGATTTCTAATAAAAAAGGGGCGAGACGCCCAAGCATCTCACCCCTCATTAGTAACCAAACGATTCAATTATTCATTTGCAAGCTTAGCAAAATAACTAAGCGTGTCTTCATCATCATCGTTGGTAGCCCCTTTATCCGCCACGATTGGTGCGGAGCTGACTGGGGCCGCTTCTGCAGCTGGCGCCGGGGCATTCACCTTCGGCGCTCTTGAATTGTTCAGATCATCCACTGTATCTTGCGTGAATGTATCTGCGATTTCCTCTTCACCAAGAACATCGTAGAGCTTCTTTTTAAGTTCTCCATATGTCTTGTAGGTAGAAGGGTCGACAAATTCTTTGAGAGAATTACTTGATCCAAAAACTGTTTCTAGTTTTGCATCATCTCCATCAAAGAGTTCAGTCGAGGCATCGAATTCAGACTTGTCGTAGTTACGATATCCTTCGACCTGGCGAATCTTCAACTTGAAGTTAGCGCCTGCCCAGAAATCGAATGGATTAACTGGTTGCTCATCTTCGAATTGAGGTTGCATCACATCCATAATCTTATCAAAGATTTTCTTACCATACTTATAGAGGAAAACTTTTCCTTCATTTTCAGGTGAGGCTGTATCAGAGATAACAAGGATATTAGATACATAATGGAGGCGACGTTTTCTCTCACGAGCGACTTGCTTGTCAGATTCAATTCCACTATTCCATAATTGTGTATTCATTTCCGATACAGGGTCTTGCTGACCGATGGATGTCAATGAATTTTCGATGTACCATTTACCACTTGGTCCCTTGAACCCGTGATCCCAATAACGCACCCAAGGTAAATCTTCACCATCGGGTGCAGGAAGAAAACGAATAACTGCGTATCCATTTCCTGCTTTATCTACGGTTGGCTTCCAAAGACGGTCGTCACCATAGGTTTTCTTTTCAGAGGTTGTCTCTGCGGCTGCGACAAGGTTAGCGATTGCTGACTTGCGCTTTTCTTTCATTTCTGCGAATGAGCTCATATATATTATTATTTTTGTATTTTTAGTATTGCGTTGTATTTAACCTTCAATAGTATTATATCATAGATTCTTCTTTTGTAAACATTAAAAGAAGTTTATCTTTAATCTTTTTCCTATCAATATCGGTTAAGCTATTTTTGTATTTCATTGCCAAAATTGCCTTATCCCGTTTCATTCCAAGCGGGTCATTCAATTCTGATAATAAAGGTTTTATGAAGTTGACCAAAAGGTCAATCATCGCCACAGTTTCAATCTTTATGTTTTCTTTGCACAGTTCATTAATTAGAATATTTTCACCTCCTGCGCAAGAACATAATTCATTAAAATTGTGTGACGATGAAAGTTTATTTATATCTGTTTTAAAGTTATATGAGAAAGATTCTCGTCTAGATTTCATATCATTGAGATTCTTTTCATTCATATCCATCACCCAATTACAGCCAGTGATAAAATTAGATGTGTAGAAGTCAATGAGGTTTTCTCTAGTCTTACATCTTGATGCTATCTTTTCAAACGTGTATCGAAAGCGAAGCCGTTCGAATGACTCAGGTTTAACTCTAGTCTTAAAATTATATTTGTATGCGTCGAAGTTTTCTTGAGTATAATGTAACTTCAGCGCACTATATATTTTATATGCTTCGAAACCACTCATTCAGACATAAAGGGAAACAGTAACTGATCATTCAGAAAAATAAACTCTAATTGTCTACTATCCATTTAATTGAGTCACCCATTTCTTTGTTACGCCATTTAAAGAATATGCGTTATTTAATTTCGATACGTCCTTTGAATTAATAGACACATTACTTTCTTGAATCGCTCCTGTTTCAGTATCGATCAGATTATATCTAGATGGTTCTGCATGGGAGCCATCGCAATCCCCAGTGGGGTCTTTTGTTTTGGTGCATTTACATTTCATATTTAAAATAATTTAGATGTGCTAGTTTTTATAATGTTTCTACTTATTGCTTCAGCCTCTAGTTTTGCTTTTAAGGGCCCAGAAATAATTCTTTTAATATCTCTTGGATCAATCATCC